GATAATAAAGTTGTTTCCAGCGCCGCAAGGAATCCAAACCTCGGAGCTAACACAGTTCTCGGGTTGGAAGACAAACCCTGCTTCCCAGCGTGAGTCGGGTTCGACGACAATATTTGCCGAGTCTAAAAGGCCATGCAACGCGCGTTCTGTGGCGGGTGGGCGTACAACAGCTTCAGGTGAAATGCCCACGGAGCAACTCCTACTAGGGGAACAGATTACCAACCATACTCGCAAAACTTGAGCTAACCGGGGAGAGTTAGGGCTTTACAAGTTCATCACGCACCGTGGGAGTTGGCCCAATGGTGCGCACCGAACGTCCCCGGATGAACCGTGTGATCCTCATCACGCCGATGTTTCTCATTCCAAAGGTAAGGCGAAAAAGACCGCGGCGGTAACAGCAGCACATCAGCTTTGTCACGAAAAAGGTCGTTCACAACCTTCGGCCCTGAATGCAAAGCACCTAACGGCAACCTCTCAATCGCCAAACTGATTGCTTCTCGCATCAGCCGATGCCCCGCGACAGCCCCTAAAACAGCGTCGTTTAACGACCACGGCGACTCCCAAGTCGCAAACACATCATACGGAAGCAACGAATCAAGCGGTCTAAACAACTCAACATCAGAATCCAAATAGATCCCACCAAAATGCCATAACGCTTCCAAGCGGATCAGGCCCGCCATCTGCGCCCCCGAAGCACAATCCGCCCAGTGTGGGGAGGTGAGGGGAAACTTTGCGGGATCTACAGGATCGCGGAATGTCACATAATCCCAATGCGGATGCAAACCGCACGCGCCACGCCAAAACGTTTCAGCCTCAAAAGAAGTCTCGGCAGGAACAGTCCGTATCAGTCGTGCAGGGATCATCGTTGAGCAATCAACTTTCGCATCGCAGTCGGGTTGCTAACGGCACGCCAATACTCTCCCACCAAATCACGGTTCGGTTGAGCGCATATACGCTCAGCGTCAGAATGCCACAAAGAAACTGCTAACCCCGGATGGCGTACAACCCCCACCAAACATTTTGCAACAGCAACAAGCTGATCGTCGTCGCCACCCCACCCGACGAACCGTTCGTCCTGACCCCCGACAGTCTCCCAAAATGTGGGGGTGACGACATGCACACCGCCGTTAGCTAACCCCGGCGGAGAATCTGTGCCAGCGTAGACACAGTTGTCAAATGGGATGTGAAGACGATGATCGCCTGCCTGAGCGATCGCAGCGGCTAGCGCCGACGGCGGGGGTAGCGTATCTGCATCAGAAATGATAATCACATCAGCGCCTAAACCCGCTGCGAGTTCAACTGCCGCATTGCGACACGCACCAAGGTTAAACGGTTCATGATCTGTATCAACAGTCATAATCTGTGCCTCAGGGACATGCACCGCGTACCATGCCCGCACAAGATGATACGCGGGGACGCGGGCTGTTCTAGCTCTCCACGGGATCATCACCGCGACGTTCAACGCTTCAGACCCTCAACAGATTTCACAAACAGCACAGCACCCTCATAGGAATCCAATTGAGCAACTCTTACCGATGCTTTGACACAAGCCGCAGACCATACGTCACCCTTGAGCAGGTGCCGCAAACCTTCGATCCAACCCTTAAAATTGTTTTGCTCCACAAAGACACCCGCATCCCCCAAGGATTCTTTCAACCCCGGAGTCGGTGAAGCCATCACCGGGATACCGGAACACATCGCCTCAACACCAACCATCCCCCACGTCTCAGCCTTGGAAGGCATCAACAAGACGCGTGTTCGTGCGTACACGTCGTCACGCATGTTCTGCGTGCAGGCAACAACTTCAACGTTTCGCCCGACAACAGAACGCTGCGCACCATACCCGCCTTTCACTCCCAAAAACTGTACATCAGGCATGAAACGAACAAGTTTCTGAAACATGGCTACGCCTTTAGAATCAGAAAGATTAACAAACGTAACCCTATCGCCCGGTGTTGTCTCAAAGGCTTGCCGATCAAATATGGGGTGAACAACAATATGCGGGCATCTGTGCCGGGCTATCAACGCTGACGACTCAGAGTTGAAAACAAGTAGATCAGGCGGGGAGTCGCTCATCTGCCGGAGAGCATCGTGGCCTATCAGCCCGTGAACCATCCGCACCGACGGGATGTTGTGATACACGGCAAGCCTATGAGCGTGACCCGAATCACCCAAGTGAGAGATAACAACATCAGCGCCCGCCACGGTTTCTTCCATGCGTTCCAAACCGGGAACAACGCGCACACCATCCAGAAGGTATTCCGGCCCGCCACTCATCACGGGGTTCGCGACAACATCATGCCCGGCAGCGTTCAACACTTTTAGAAACTCATGTGTAGATAGCCATGACCCAACCCGAGATTCCGGCGGATACATCGGCACTACAGCACCAATTCTCATCGGCTCATACTAACAAACAAACTAACTGTAAACGCGAAAAAGGGGCCGGTTTCCCGACCCCTCCCATCGCTAAACGTTGCGCTTTGTTAAGCGCACACCAAAGGCGTAACAGCCTCAGGGCCGGTACCATCAGGGCAAAGAGTGATCTCAAGACGGAGAGACTCCAAACCAACCTGACAAACCTGAACCCACTGCTCAGAGAAGATTTGCAGATCGTTAGTACCGTTAAGGATTGAATCCCGCACGATACCAACATCTAGAGTTCCACCATCAAGGCGAACATACGTTCCCGGAGCGAACATGTAACCAACAATTGAAGTTGGGAACGGGTTAATCACACCAGCACCTTGAATGTCATTGAATGCCTGACCAGCGCCCGTCGCCGAGTCGTAGTACCAAGCAACATCAAGATTCGCAGAAGCCAACCATGCGGTCACTTCAGACTCACCGGCGTTTAAGAAGTTCAACCCGAGCGCATGATCGTTTACCATGTCAACCTTGATAAACTCAACAGTCCAAGAAGGAAGCATCACAGTCAACACAGAGTTGGTCGCCATGTGCTGACGGCGACGATAATTCGCTGCCGCAGCAAGGATTGTCTGTGTCACACCGCGAGTCGCACCATAAGCGGGTGCGGCTGTCACAGCGGTAGAAGTTGCGTCAATCGCATCCAGATAGAAGATTTCCTTAGTGGAAGTAAACGCCACCGCAAGGTCTTCAAGGAACGCAGCAACCTGCTCAGGGAACACCCGATAGTTGAGGTTGCCGAACTCCACACACTGAGAAACAGCGTCAACCAAGCATTCCTCAATCGGGGGACAATCAACATGCACGCAAGGCTTAGGCGCAGTCAAACCGCTAGCAGACCCATACCCGGCGGCATCTTCAGCTTCAGTTGTGACACGAACACCCGCAAGGGCATCGGTCCAATCCGGCGGGGTAATAAAGCGGATACCGCCACGAGGTGCCTCAACTGACGGCAAAGTCTGCTCAACAGGATTCAGAGGCTCTGCCAGACGGAAGAACTCATACGAAGGCGGGATAGGTGCGCAGTTGCCACCAGAAGCGACAAGCGAAGTACGCTCACGAGTCGAAGCGGCCCACTCGGCACGCACAGTGTCAAACACTGAGAAGTTTTCCTCAGCGCCACCAGACACCTTATTGGGAAGATCCGACTGGGCAGTTGCAAGAACTACACGCTCGTAAGTGCCACTGGAGGCATTGTTCATGCCGTGACGTTTCTTGGTGATCGCCGTTGCAAGCTGCATACGATCTAGTGCTGTTCCCTCGCTAAGACCGGGGATCGCATTGGATGCGTGCAGGATTGCGCCCGATGGAGCGGAATCGGCCAGAGGTGTTACACCCTCTGGTATACGCCGGGTCAGTGCAGAACTGGCCTCGGCACCTGTAAGGGAATTGCTGTCTTCCACTGTGACCTCCAAGGACAATTCAACGGTTTCTGTTTTTTCAACCTCTTCGACCAGAATGGTCTCAGCGGGTACTTCTTCTTCTACTTCTACTTCGGTTGCCAGTTCGACAACCTCGCTAGGAGCGTCATCCTCAGATGAAAGCTCGACAACGACCTCGGTTGACATAACCACTTCAGCCTCAATTGCGGTTTCAACAACCTCATCTGCAACTGGTTCGACGAAATGATCCATTGCAGCAGCAATCCGATCACTGCGATCTTGCAGTTGTGCTGACCGCGAGTCAAGTTCTTTGGCAATGCGATCGTAATCGGCAACAAGTGCCTCGACCATAGCTAGCGCTTCGTCGGATGTGGCTGCATCGCCACCCATTGCTTCTGCTTCGGCACGAACACTCTCAGCGAGCGCCTTGAGATCAGCGTCGGCAATGGCTGTTAGGTCTTCAGGTACAACGATGTGATCCAATTTACAACTCCTCCAGCTTGAGCAGTTATTATATTCTGCTCACCTATGGTCAACCCTTATGTGTCTGTTATAGAAACACAAGGGTTATTGATCGGATACCTTACGGCAGAAACGTCAAGTTACCGTGATAGTCACTCAACACGTCTTTGAGCGCCGGGCGGCCGGGGCGGGGCTGGCGTTGATCTTCCCTCAACAAACTGTGACCCCGGCCACACGGATTGGCTGGTGCCATCCGTCGCAGGGCTACCTGACGGCATCTCTTCTTCAAGCCGTTTCAGTAAAACATCGACAGGTTCCCCGGTGATGGAACCGTAAATCGCTACTGCTCCGGCAACCCATCCAGACAGTCGGTTGCGTTCATCATCTCTAGCGGTTACAGCTTCACGCCATGCTGAGCGGATGCGTGCAAGCGCAGCAGACCCGTCAGGTTTCTTCCCACGGTTCTGCTTGTGCCGTGAGCTTTCGATACTCAATACGATTTTCAGTTTGTATCCTTTCTCGTGCTGAGCGTTTTGCTGCCCGACGCATCTCTTTTCTTTGTCTCCCAGAAGTCCCGCCGTACACCCCGTCGTCCTCATCTATGTTCGCAGTCAAACATTCCTGTTGGACCTCACATTGCACACAGAACTGTTTGGCTCTTACAACATCTTGATACTGGCCTTGTTTTGGAAAGAACATACTAGGGGGTTTCCCCCGGCAACGTGCTTGGAGTTTCCAGTCATCCGGTTCTTTTACGATGTGCTGAGGATAACAAAAGTTCACATGGATGTTTCACTCATCGCTATCTAAATTTTGTTACATACCTTCGTCCATCTTGGGCCGTATGCTCAAATATATGCACGATGCACTAGAAGCGAAGAAAGATATGACTGCTTTAATGGCAGCAGTGTTGCTAAAAGATTGGGAGGGTCTTCTTCACTTGATCGGCGGTTTGAGTGAGAAGGAATCTAAGGCCGTCATAGTTTCGCTAACTGGGTTACTTGGTCAACTGGTATTTAACTTTGCCGCACATTCAGATGTTGACCCATTGGAGTTTTGGTTAGAAGCAATGGAAGGCACCCACTCAGAAGAATGAGCGATGCAGCATGTAAGCTGAAATTGTGGCAGCGCCTCCTCCCCCCCCTTGTACTCAGTGGACAACTGATGAGCAGGTTCGCGCCTGCTGCACGGGCCTAGACCCCGCGTTCGACCTGACTGAAGCAATCCAGTTCGCGTCAGAGATTCTGTTTAGATTGTCCGGGCGACGCTGGCCCGGAGAATGCACTCGCACAGTTTTTCCATGCGCCGGAGACAACTGCGGTTGCAACGCTGACACATGGTCTTGGTTTGCTTCATCCGGTTGGGGTTGGGCGTACGCTGGTTACCCTTCGTTGCCGTACATGGTCGCGGGCGGATGGGTCAACAAATGGCAGGGATGCCGTGGGGTTTGCCACTTGGATTGTGTTGATCTTCCCGGTACGGTTGATGAGGTTACCGAGGTTTTGATTGATGGTGTGGTTTTAGACCCGTCGGCCTACAAGGTTGAGGCTTACAGGCGTGTGTGTCGCGTGGATGGAGGCCACTGGCCATGCTCTAATGATCTAGGCGCTGAGCAGTGCGCTCCGGGCGGCAACCAAGACCTTGGTATGAGCTTCACGGTTGACGCGACCGGCGGCTCTTGGATTCTCAGCATGGCCGATCCGGGTGGCGGTAGTACTGCTATCAGCGTCCCTTACGATGCTTCTGCTGCTGCGCTCTCAGCGCTAATCGAAGCGGCGGTTGGTGTTGGATCTGTTGTGGTTTCGGGCGGGCCGGGCGATGCCGGGGGAACTAACCCTTACTTAGTGCTATTTGATCCGGTGGTTATCGGTTACGTCCCGTCGGTTACCAGCACGTTTGGAGCGCTAATCGGAGGAACAGCACCTTCCTCGCAGACTATTTATCAGACAGGTTGCCTTGCTGGCACTGGAACATGGTCAATCACTTATGTTCAAGGATCACCACCCCCGCCGGGTGGGCAGATGGCAGCAGCAATCTTCGCTTGCCAGATCGCACTGAACCAGTGTGGTGGCGATGGGTGCATACTCCCGCAACGACTGAAACAAATCACTCGTGAAGGCGTTTCAATGGAGTTTGCAGACCCGCTGGTATTCCTCGATAAGGGCCAAGTGGGGATTTATGAGGTTGACCTCTGGGTTAAGTCTGTTAATCCGGCTGGTCTGCAAAGAAGGGCAGCGGTATATCGGGCTGATGAGAAAAAGCGTCCGACGACGTGGACGTGACTCGTGGCTTGTGACCTTACTGACCCGTCGTATCTTAATGAAGTCCTTCAGCTTGTTGTAGATGACCTGTGTGTCGCCTTGGGAGAATGCACTGTTGCAGGCGCTCCCAGATCTTGTTTCATTTCTTGGACAACGCCACCTGATGACTGCTGCGACTTTCTGGCAGTGTGGATGGAAGAGATTTTGCCAACAGTAAAGTTCCCGTCAGCAAATACTTCTGACCCCTTCCAGTGTGGTGTCTCACGAATGATGAGAGTGAAGGCCCGACTTGTCCGTCCTTGCTGGCCGGTTGTGAGGGATAATGCCAAGTCCCCATTTCCGCCAACCCCAGACATGCAAGCGGCATCTGAGGCTTTACTGATCGACGCTAATGTTGTCTGGTGCAGGCTTGTATCAGCATTTAATAACAACTTTTACAATGTCAACCAAAACGGTTGCCTTATGGCAATGATGGGAACTCTGAAACCCGATCCACCAAGAGGTGGATGTGCGGGATTCACTGCAACATGGCTCATGGAATTAGATAGCTGTCGCTGCTAATGGCTGGTTTCATTCCGAACCCAGCGGGCCTAGCTGAACTCCTTCAGTCTCCAACGGGTGCGGTCGGCATCTACATTTCTGCTCTGACTAAATCGGTAGAAGAACTAGCACAGGCGACATGTCCTACTGTGAGCGGTAGTTTGCGCGACTCAATCCAGTCGATTGTCACATCCCCACCCATCCGTGGCGAAGTGCGAGCGGGTGGGGATTCCGCACCATACGTCCTCGCAGTCCATGAAGGCTCTTTACCCCATGAGATTCTTCCAGTAAATGCCCCAATGCTCGTATTCCCTGACAGGGTAACAGGCGTCCTTCAGTACAGGTTGCGGGTATGGCATCCGGGGACCAAATACCCACAGCCGTTTCTTTGGGACTCTCTGAAAACGGTTATTGCTGCAAAAGCGTGATTATTGCAGGCGTCCTGTTGTGCACTGTAGTACAATCCTCTCAACATAACGATTGAAAGGTGACGTATGTCAGATACAACAGCAGTTGCTCCGATTGACCAGATTGAAGCTTTAGCCGCTGAAGCAGAGAAGAAGTCAGAGTCGATCAACGTGCGAGAAGAAACCTTTACGCTTGCTTCGCAGATTCCTGCGATTGTGATGTTGAAACTAACTGCTGCCGGGGATTCCAAAACCTCCCCATCACGGCAGATGGGTGCGATCCTCGACTTCTTGAACCACGCATTCATCTCTGACGATCGTGAGCGTTTCATGAACTTCCTAGAAGAAGCTGACCCGATCATAGATTTTGATGAATTAAATAAGATTCTTGAAGCTGCGACAGAGGTGATCGCCGCGCGCCCTACAGAGCAGTCGTAGTCCTCAGTTCGTGGTGCAGTTACAATGCACTTGAGGTTGACGGCTGGCTCGTCGGGTCCGGTAGGCGTTTAGCAGAACTCTCCCTTGTGGAGATGTTGAACTTTGTTTATTCGCGTCTCGTGCAGGATGCTGATGAAGAAGGTCGCAAAAAAGTTGATCTTGCTCTCGCTGGACGATTAGGCGCTCATGGTGGTGAGATCATTGATGACCCGATGCTTCCAGCTTCTATGCAGGGCATGGAGGCTCCTTCATGGTGGAATAGTGACCATGATGCTTTCGCAGATCAGCACACTTTTGATAACTCCGACACAACCTTTCATGGGGTGACCTGATGCCACAAATTGTTGGTACAGCAGTCATCGAGATCGTTGGTGACGCCTCAGCGTTCAACGCAACCCTTGCAGGTTTGGGTTCTAAAACTTCGGCTGCGATGGCTACAGGCATCGGTGGTTCTGCTGCATTAGCTGGTGGTCTTGGCAAAGTTTCGTCAAGTTTCACAGGTTTGGGAGCATCCGCTACAAGCATGGGTAAAGCCCTTGGCGGGTTTACTGTTGCGGCGGCCCTATTCGGCGTTCTAGGTGTCAAAGCTGTATATGACTTTGATACTTCGATGCGTCGCGTTGGTGCTGTTCTTGGGGCAAACAGGGAAGAGTTTGACAAACTCGATGCCGTTGCGCAGAAACTCGGTAGAGATACAGAGTTCACTGCCGCTCAAGCAGCGGACGGAATGGTAAAACTTGCTACAGCGGGCTTTAGCACTAACGAAATTCTTCAAGCCATTCCCGGTACGTTGCGGCTTGCTTCTGCTGGCCAATTCGGTTTAGCTGAAGCAACGGGGATTGCTGCTGACACGCTGCGCTCGTTTGGGATGGTCGCAAGTGAAGTCGGTCGCGTCAATGACGTACTTGCTAACACTTTCGTAAGCAGCAACACAACGTTGCTTGATCTTGCTTACGCAATGAAATACGTGGCACCCGTTGCGGAAGCTTCAGGAGTTTCTTTCGAGGAAACAACAGCAGCGTTGGGCCTTCTAGCCAATGCTGGACTGAAGGCTTCGCTAGGCGGTACTGCTCTTCGTGGCGCAATAGTCAAGCTGGAGAAACCGACAAAGCAGGGTGCTGAAGTCATTGACAGGCTTGGCATAGTAACCAAGGACTCTGCTGGGAAACTTCTACCACTTGAGAACATCATCGGTCAGTTAGAAAAAACGTCATTTAGTACTGCTGACGCAATCACCGTCTTCGGGCAGCGCGCCGGTCCGGGCTTCTTGTCACTTGTAAGCGTCGGTTCTGAAGCTCTGCGCGAACTGACTCAGGCTAACAAGGAGGCCGGTAATGAGCTTAAGACCGCAACCAAGGAATTAGGATTAAATAAGGATCAGCAAGATAACTTACGATTTGCGTTCTTAAAGTCATACGACACGGTTTCTAAGTTCAAGTTCAACATTGACGACACAACCTCAGTGCTAGCTGCGTTCGTCAAGCGTGGATTTAATGCGCAGCAAGCTCAGGAGAAGCTTGAAAAAGCAATGTCAGCGACAAAGAACAATGCAATTCTGCCGCTGATCGGTGCAACTCGTAGACTCAATGGCACGTTAGTTGACGCTGATGGCGACGTTTTAAGCTTTCAATCGGTACTGAGGCTGCTTGAAGGTGCCGGGCTGACTTCGGCTCAAGCCTTAGACCTGTTCGGAGAATCTGGCGCTGCGTTGTTTGAGACGATGAAACTCCCGGCAAAGGAGATTTCTAATCTCAGCGATAAAATGGCGAATAGTGGGACCGCTGCTGAGATCGCAGCTAAACAGATGGAAGGTGTTAAGGGTGGACTCAAGAGGTTCACGTCATCCCTGCAAGGTATAGCTATCGTTGCTTTTGGCGGCAAAGACGGCATCATTAACAAACTTGCAGATGCCGCCGATGCTGTTGCAAGGTTCATGAACCGCATGATGGAGCAATCCCCCGGAGCGATAAAAGCAATCGTTGGGATTGTCTTCGCTCTAGGTGGCCTTGGTCTGGGTTTGAGAATTATGGGTAGCCTTCTCAAGGCATTCGGAGGACTCGTCAAGGTATTTCAGGTGCTCGCAACGAATCCCGCCATCCTCGGGTTCATTATACTTGCTGGCGTACTGATCGGCGCTTACAAGTCGTCCGAGGACTTTCGTACCTCACTCAGAAGTCTCTTCGATCAAGTCAAGGAATTATTCAATGCAATAGGCGACTTGCTCTCACCTGCAATAGGCGCGGCAGGTGATGCCATGCAGGGTGCCAAAGATAAGACATCCGCTTTAAGCGATGCATTCAAGATTGTTGGCGATACCATTTCTGACGTTATCAAGAAGATAGAGGTCAAGATATTTCAATTTAGGCTTGAAATGCAGAAGCTAACTCCTCAGCAAATTGAAACCATTAGAACAGCCTTTGATAATGCGAAGGATGCAATCAAGAAGTTCCTAATTGTTGCCGGTGGGCTTGCTGCGAGTTGGGCCGTAATCAGTGCCGTAATCTTTACTGTCAGTGTGATAATTGGAGCACTTACTACTCTATTCGGTTTTCTGTCTAGTCCCATCGTTCTGACAGTCGCTGCTATTGCTGGACTTATATTTGCCTTCAAGACTCTATATGAACGTAGTGCGCCATTACGAGACTTTATTCAGGGTCTCAGCGACAAGTTTAAGGAGTTCACTACTGGCATAACTGTAGGTAAGGATCTTATCAAGGAAGGTATTACTCCGATAGAAAACTTTGGTGTCTCAATACGCGGTGCCTACGACACGATTATAGATAAGTTCCAAGAGTTCGCAACTGGTATTAGCAATGGCAAGGACTTGATTAGGGAGGGAATAACACCACTAGAGGATTTTGGTGCTGCAATCCGCATAGTCTTCGACGCAGTCAAAGACATAACATTTACAGCAGTAATTGAAGGATTTAAGACCATAAAACAGCTCATTGAGGGTGACTTTGAGGGGGCATCTAAAACTGCTAGAGATGCTTTAGACATTCTCTATGACAAGATCAGGGATCTACCTAGAGTCATCGGGGAAGTTGTATCTCAGGCTTTTGATTTTCTCGGAAATCTATCTGATAGTGGAGCACGTGTAACTGACTCGATCTATACAACGCTTATTGGAGCAATATCTAATGTTCCGTCACTCCAACCGTACATAGAGAATTTGATTGACCCATTCGCCAAGGGAATTTTTAGCGCAATAAAAGCTAGCTTCGACGGTTTCAGCGGCATAAGCGACATTATCAGTGGGATATTTACTCTTGATCCCGTAAAGATACAAGAGGGCATAGACAAGTCATTTGAGGCTATCGGCAACGTACTGAGTATTTCAATTCCCAGTATCGCAGCGTCCTTAGGCTATCTTTTCTCAACAATAATTCCTCTAGCGTTAGAGGATTTTAAGAAGCGAATCGAAAATGTTCCCTTTGTCGGCAAAATAGCAGAACTGATAATTATACAACTGCAAGGTATTTCTGAGGCGGCTGGTTCATTCTCAACCATCATTGCTGGAATCTTTAATCTGGATGGTGGTCAGATTGCTTCGGGTTTTACAAATTTGTTCAACTCAATACTCACAACCGTAAAGACTGCCCTCCCAGCAGCCTTCGATGCCATAAAGCAACTCTTTAAGGACATCATACCGGGAACAATTGACGCTCTTATTCCGAAGATAGAGGATTTCCCGATCCTTGGCAGTTGGGGTGCATCCATCCTTACAACGATCAAGGGTGGCGCTCAGATTCTCGGCGGTTTAGGCGACATTATTGCTGGAATTTTCACATTCGACATGACAAAAATACTGGGTGGCTTCGATCGAATAGGGCAAGGTATCGCAACTTGGATAGTTGATCTACCTGCATTCCTTTTGGACTACGTTGCAGACATGGGTGAGGCATTTGCTGGGTTGATTGAGGGTGCTGCGGATTACATAGTCAAGGAAGCACCCAAGTTCTTCAAGAGACTTAAAGACCTCCCCGAGATCCTCGGCAATTTCATTGTTGGACTATTTAAGCCCGGCAAGGGTGGGAAGGGTGGCAAGAAGAAAGATATGGCAGGTGAGGGCCTTATCGACGGTTTCAAGAGCTTCTTCTCAAGGCTTCCGGGCATCTTCATATCGCTCATGTACTCATCATTTAAGATAATCATTACCCTGATACCGGGCATTTTGGGAGTTCTCGCTGATTGGGGTCTTGACCTAATTAAACTTCTGTTTAATGTCCTAAAAGGCATCGGTGGATGGCTCGTTACAAAACTGCCCCCATTACTTGTAGACGGAATAAAGCTAGCTTTCGACGCGGTTGTGCGCTTCGGACCGCTCATTTTGCTCAAGATAGTCAACTGGCTTATTGGCCTGCCCGCAATCATCTTCGGATTTCTTGGTGATCTAGGAGCTAAGCTTTTAGAGTGGGTTAAAGTCGCTTTTGATTGGATTGTTGAGAACGGCCCCATCATTTTGTTCTCTATTGGCGAATGGCTTGTTAGTTTGCCCGGTAAGATTCTTGGTTTTCTTGGTGATCTTGGCGGAACAATCCTCGGTTGGGTCAAGATGGCGTTCGATTGGATTGTTGAGAACGGCCCCGGAATCCTTTTAACTGTCGGCGAATGGCTTATTAGTTTGCCCGGTAAGATTCTTGGTTTTCTCGGTGATCTTGGAGGAACAATCCTCGGTTGGGTTAAAGGAGCGTTTGACTGGATCGTTGAGAACGGCCCCGGCATTCTGGCAACAGTTGGCACATGGCTTGGGGAACTTCCCGGAAAACTCATCGGGTTTATCGGCGACCTCGGAACAAAACTCTTCGACTTTATAAAAGGCGGGTTTGATGTTGTCAAGGAACGTGGCCCCGAGGTTCTTAGCGGGATTGTTGACTTCTTCTCAGGCATTCCCGGCAAACTTGTTGACGCTTTAAGTTCTGTTGCAACCGGTGGGATCAACCTCGCAAACAAACTATGGGGTCCGATTGCCCGCTTCATAAACACAAAGCTTCTTGATCCGTTGCGCGACGTCTCAATATTTGGAAAAAAGCCATTTGGTTTCCTCCCACAAGTTAACGATGTCATTGAATTAGCAGAAGGTGGCATTTTCACTAAGGCCACGAACGCTGTTATTGGTGAAGCGGGAGCTGAAGCTGTTATACCGCTCACCAACCCGGCGAGGGCGAAAGAGCTTCTCGTTCAGTCTGGTTTGATAAACATTCTGACTGAAACGCAAACAACGATTACGCCGACAGGCGAGTCTGGGCTAGCCGGGTTGGCGTTCTCTGGTTTGCCATCCGCTCCTGACACTCAAGGTATTTCAGCGACGATTACAACTTCTATGACGAACGTTGTTGAGGCTGCGGTCACTGCGTTGCAACCCGTGAAAGATTGGTTTGCTGCTCTGTCAACGTTTGCTATTGACTCGCTGAGCGCTTTTGGTCAGCAAGTGTGGGACGGGACCGCTGCGACGTTCAAGTTTTTTGTGGCCCAAGTGTTAACGGTTTTAACCGGTTTAACAGCGTTCATTGCTGCGTGGCCGATGACTATCACGGGGCTTTTGGCTGACACTGGTGCGCGGATCTGGTTTGGTATGGCCGGTGGTATGGCCGCGTTTGCGAGTTCATTCAAGGCGGTATTTGCCGACCTTGGGGTGTTTGCCACTAACTGGAGTTCGGGGCTAATGCTTGGCTTTGGTGGCCTTCCGGCGTTCATGGGTGGTGTCGCTGCGGGGATCACTGCTGCTGTTACAGCACCGTTTAGAACGTTCGCGTCGGGCATATGGAACCCGTTCGCGACGACTTTGACGGGCGCGTTGGATCAGATACCTGCTACAGCAAATATTAATATCCCTCAGTTGATGTTCCCGACTGCTCATTCTGGTGGTGTTGTGGGTGGCCGTCTCCCGCAAACGGGTGGGCCGCTTGATTCTTCAGAGATGCTTGTGAAGATGCAACGCGGTGAGGGTGTGATCCCGGCGAGTTCGATGAAGGGGATGACTGACGCAGAGTTTGATATGTTGCGGCGCGGCGACTTTGGTGAGCGTGACCCTCGCGATGATAAAAAAATGGCTGCGAGGTTCCTCCCGCAAACAGGGTCGCCCGCTTCAGCTATGCCTCCGCTTGGTGCGGGTTCGTTTGCGTCGCTGCCTTCGTCGATCTTGGAAGGGTTGAAAGACGCTCTTAAAACGACGTTTGCTCAAGCAAAAAACTTGGCGGAAGAAGCGTTTTACGCTCCTAAGTATCTTGGCGGAATCGCACAGTCTGCTGCGTTTAGCGGTCTCGGATTCGTCGGACAAAAAATTGATGAGGCAAACAAGGCTGCCGCTGAAGCTGCGGGCGGTGTTGGGACAGCGTTCCCCGCCGGTTTCCCCGCGGGGTTGCCTGCTGCGATCGAAGCGATGCGGCGTGTAGCGGGCCGTGTCGGTTCGTTCCCCGCGCTCATAAATTATATGAAAGAAACGGGTGTTCCGTTTAAGGCGATCTCTACAACCCGTCCGGGTGCCACAACCCGAGGATCCGGTAACACGCGACCGTCGCTTCATTCGAGTAGCCGGGCGGTTGACTTTGCAGGGTTGCGGCCTAGCCGCGACTCCCCGGAGTTGTTGCGCATTTATCAGGCGTTTGAGCCTGTTCGTGACATTCTCGCAGAGTTGATCTATTCGGGGCCGGGCGGTGGCCTTGTGAAAAACCCGATTACCCGTGCGGATCATCATGACCATGTTCATGCAGGTTTAGCTAACGGCGCGATTATCGCTTCTCGGATGACTGCGACACTCGGCGAAGCTGGGCGCGAAGTTGTGATACCACTCACACGTCCTATGAGGGCGTTACAGCTTGCTGAGGACTCGGGTCTGATCGGGGTGCTTTCGCAAGCCGCTGGGCAGCGTGCGGCTTCTGCTGCGGCCACCGGCGGTGTTCCCCCGGCTGCGACCCCTGCAAGTAGTGTTCAAGTTCAAGGATTGTTCCCCGGTCAGGGCAACACGTACAACATTTATGGGATTTCTATGGCGCAAGTGATCGCTGAGATTGAAGCAAGAGAACAAGCTTCTGCGCGTGTCAACTTTGTGAGGCACTGATGTATCAGGCTTACTGCTACGGCAATCAGATAGAACTTTGGAACAACCAGCGGACACTTGATTATTTGCGTGGCAACCCGTTGGGTGCTGATGCTCAAACCGTTTTGGGTGGGTTCGCTGCGGGGGTTGCGGGCAACCTTGGGCCTTATGCGGCGAATAAAGTGCCGTGTTCTCATGCGTCGCAACTGTTTTGTGATCCGCCTAACGGGCGCGACGCTACTGAGATTTATGTGCTCGAAGTTGATGACCTTTTTTCTGCCGCTGATTTTGGTTGCACCGCTCTGCTACCCGGTTCTGATCTCAACCCGAACACAATGAATTTGCTATTTGATTCGTTTGACGCGTCGGGGTGCGCGGGTGCGGGCAAGTTGATGCCGGTAACGGTGCCGCCGTTGCCGCCTAACGCAACATCTGCTGTTGTTGTCGGGGTCCGCATCGAAGGTGTAACGGTTGATACCACAGGGTGGGTTAACACAGATTCCAATGTTTTTATCTGGTCTGTTGACGACACGCAGACACCGCTGCCGGGTTCAACCACGGTAACGGGAGCGGGTGCCGCCGCGTGGAACTTCTTCGCGGCTGGAACAGCTTCACAGCTTCTTTCTGCCCCTGCCGGTCCGGTTGATATTGAGATGCGTTGGGACACTCCGATCATTCCCGCTACAGCGTTTCCCGCTGCGGGTATCGTCTTGCAGGATCTGGGGTCGGGTGTAGCGCCGGTCAGTATGCAAGCAACCGGGTGGACGTGGATATGGGAAGCGCAAGCACCATCGGGTTTATACACCTTGGATTTGAGCGAGGATGGAGACAACCCGCCTTGGTTTGATCCTGATGTCCCGGAGTCCGGCGACTTTTTCGGGTTGTTCGTTGAGGACATCACCGGGTTTGATTCCGTTGTTCAACGAGATTTAACACCTGCTTCTATTTATGGTGGGAGTTTAGGCCCGTTGAAACTTGGGCCACGAACCCTCACCGTCACAGGATACCTATTTGCCAAAACGTGTTGTGGGTCTGAGTACGGTTTGCATTGGTTGAACGAGGCGCTCATTGGTTCAACGGGCTGCGAAGATTGTGCTCTTGGCGAGTTCTCAATGTTGAAATGCTGCCCGCCTGATGGCGCTGAAGCTTTGGATTACGGTCGGGTGTTGCACCGAACGGGTCTCATTGATGGCCCTAAAGTTGTTGACAAGTTCGGGACGTGCTGCGACCAGTGCGGCTACACGACTCTCAAAGTCCAGTTCACGCTCGCTTCTGAAATACCTTACATTTTTTCTGATCTGACGTTTCCGCTGTTTGAGGAACCATTCCCAGAAGAAATATACGAATACTGTTTTGAGTGTCCTGACTGCCCGCCGGTTATCCCGTCGACATTCACCCCTGATTGTGGGCCTGTTCGTATCCCACCTCCGGCAATATTTACCCCCGACGCGAACTGTTATTGCGACCCGTGGCAAAAACGTCAGATATGTTCTTCGTACACAAACGTCGCTGATTGGAACAGCGCGACTTCTTTTATTCAGGTGTTCGCCGGTTCGGGCGACGTGCAGAATCTAAAATTGTCGGCGTATGAAAACCCTCGGGCGTTGCTAGCAGACCCGGTCCCGTGCCCGTGCGTTGATATTGGGAATGACCCGATATGGCAATGTGTGACACCTTGCCAAGAGTTAACTATCCCGCAACTCCCGTCAGGTTCGCTATTAACTATCGACTCCAGAACGCGTCTGATTTCGTTGCAGTTAGCCGGGGGTAACGTCGTAGCGGGAAACAGTATTGTCGGGTCTGCTGGTTTCGCCGGGTTTCAATGGTTTGATCTACCGCAATGCGCGACGTTGTGTTTTGTTATCACTGTGGATTATCGGGTTGCTGACGATGCGTGGGTTTCGATTGGTGCGGCGGGCAAATTCTTAGCTTCCGGCGGGTGACCTGATGGCGATTAGCGGTGAACTACAAGTTGATTACTCGGCGTTGTCCGCAAACTTTACTGATGTCGGTTATCCGGGTGCTGTTGTTTCCGTGTCAGTTCTTGTCACCGCTACAACAAACCCGATAGTCAAATGGACTTACACCGGGGCAGGGTTTTCGGGTGGCTCCGTTGTCGTCTTTGACGATTCACCGCAAGCATACACTTGTGGGCCTGCTGCAAGTCCGGGCTGTGAGTATGCGAGTTGTGTCCTTGAGGATTCCCTTGGTAACACACACAACGTTGATGGGGTTGTGCGTGTTCAACCGTATCGGGTTTTTACGGGGTCAATACCAGACGCGGATGGCAACGTTGTGGAGATTGGTGCGTCAAGCGACCCCAACGTGTGCGACGGTAACATTGACGCGTTTTACACAACTTCTGGCGGCGATGGTCTGTCGTGGTCTTTCTCCGGCGCTGGATTCGTTACAACCGCTACGGTTGTCCCCGGCGGCATGTATTTGGAAACAACTACAACGATGGTGTTGCCCGTCAACGCTGGCGGATGGTGGGTCGCCATTGCGTATTGTTCTTCTGCGGATGCAGTCCCGCCTTGGGTTGACCCGACTGTGGCCGATGGGATTGTGCCCGGCACAATTTCAAGCACGGCCACAAACTTTACGCTTGCCGCCGGGCCGTTCCCGGTACCTCTCCCGGAGGCTGTTTACTGGACAAATGATAGTGCGTTAGCACCCGGCGACGTTGTTACAACCTCGGCGACCGTGTTGACAACTCAACCCGTTCACCTGTTGTTGACAGCCATTGCGCCGATCGCCGGTCCTAGCGACTGGTTGGTGAAGCTAACCGCCGGAGCGTTGGTCCCGCCGCCAAGCCAGTTTGTTTCTACCCCTATTTGTTTACCGGGTTCATCCCTCGGAGTCGGCGAAGATTTGCAAGTTCTTCTGATGACTCGCGGTGGCAGTTCTGTCATCTGCGAACTCAACCCAGTGTCTGGTTCATTCACACGCGATGTTGACAACACGTCCACACTTGAGATGCAAGGTGTGACATCTGGTCTTCTCGGCCAGAGTTGCTGCGACAACTGGAATGAAGTTTACCCGTGGAACACTGAGATAATTGTTTATCGGGATGGGCGCGATGCTTGGTGCGGGCCGGTTACAGGTGTCGAGTTCGGCTACGGGACGGTCAAGGTTACTGCCGCTGATTTGACCGCATGGTGGGATCGTCGGGTTCTGCCCGCTGATCTCACGTTTGTTGGCGTTGATCTGGCAACAATTTTTGAGACTGTCGCGAACGCTGCGATGTCTACTGATCCGGTAGCAAATTTTAATATCGTCACAACGTTGACTGGTATCCTCGGCGACCGCACCTATTCTCAAACAGATTACAAGTATGCGAAAGATTTGTTAGGGGAGTTAGCTAAAACGGGTATTGATTTTTCTGCGTATGGGCGCACAATTCTTTGCGGTGGCGAACAAGTGCCTGCTGATCCGTACGTTGTTTTGACAGACGAGTTCTGGGTGCAACCCCCGGTTGTTGCAGCTAGAGGCAACGATCAAGCCACACAAGTAGTGGTGCGAGGTAAAGGCGTTACAGGGGTTGCTACGTCTAGCGCTGCTTATACGGACTTCTACGGGCTTTTGGTGCGAACCTTTGATGAGAACGAGATAGAAGACGCTGGGTCTGCGCAGACTGCCGCTGAGACCCGTCTCGCTTTGCTTCAAGAACAGCTTTACATTGAAGCGGGTACGGGCGGCGGGTTGAAGTCAACTGCGCCGATTACGTTAGCGGAGCTGATACCGGGGATTAGGATTCGTGTTGACTCGTCGGCTTCGTGCCGTAAAGTTGTTGCAGATTTTCGGTTAAAATCGGTGAAAGTTGGTTTTGATGGAACTGTCGGGATTGATCTGCAACCTTTGGGAACGGTGGGTACCTGATGTCATATCGTGATGGTGACCGTAACCTCGGGCATCGGCTTGAAACGTTGGAGACAAGGTTGCGGGCGTTGGAACAGCCGGGCGCGTTGCCACCTGATCGGGGTTGGATTCTTACTCAGGTTGGCACGGACCTCAAATATTTGTATGTTCCAACGGGGACGTATGGACCTGTTATTGGTGGTCAGTAGATTAGTATTCGTCTATGGCTCGTTGTGGTTGCGCTTCTGAATGTGTTTGCACTGTTGTCGGTTCAGGTTGCGTCACTGTCGGGGGTAGCGGCTCTACAGGTGCCCCTTACACTGTTGGGCTAACGGTTGATCCTGCTGTTGATAATTTGGTTGAGTGCGCCGCTGGGGGTCTGCTCGCAACCGTTGTTGTTGGTGATACTGCGTGCATAGAACTTACGGGGGCTGGCACTGCACTCAGTCCGATTGTTGCTTCGCCTGTGATTGACCCTGACCCTCTGAACACTTTGACGTGCGGGGAGGATGGTCTGCTTGTCACAAGTGAGATCCCTGCCTTGTTCGTGGGTGACACTGATTGTATTGACCTGTTCGGCGCTGGGACTTTTGCCAGCCCTCTTTT